CTATGATAAATATGTTAGTAGTATATTATTATGAGAGATCAAGGTTCTGTGGGAGATGAGTCTCCTGAAATAAAATACGATAGGGCATTGTCACTGTTTGAAGAATCATTATTAGCACCCGATCATAAATTGAGAGGTTGTGCACATAATCAAGGATGCTTCGACGAACTCATGGAAATTAGAGAGCATGTCCTAAAGTATGTGAAAACCTTGAGAGAAATCACACATCACACAAATCCTGATGAGAGTGATGATATAGAGACTGCAAAACTGATAGAACTAAAGTAAATGCCAACTAGAAAGTCTGTTCACCCTAGCACTTATCAGGAGGTTTCAAATAGAAACTTCTTATCTGTTGTTGGGTTCAAATTTTTATTGAATAGATGTCCTAAGGTAGATTTCTATTGCAATACTGCTAACATACCTCAGGTTACACTAGGAACAGCAACTCAATCAACATATCTCAAGGACATACCAGTGCCAGGTGATAAGTTGCAGTATGGTGATCTTAATATAACCTTTTTGGTAGATGAAGATATGGAAAACTATCTTCAATTGTATCAGTGGATCACATCTCTAGGTTTTCCAGAGTCACTATCTCAGTTCAACGAACTCAAAGAGACTGACAGACTACTACCAGAACAACCTCAGGCAGGTGACTTCTTCAACGAGAGATCTGACGCTACTCTCATGATACTCAACAGCGACTTCAACCCTAGTGTCAAGATAAAATTCAAGGATGTGTTTCCAGTCTCCTTGAGTGCAGTTCCTTTCGACACTACACAGGAACAACAGCAATATTACACTGCTACAGCAGTATTCCGCTATACTATTTTTGATGTGATTGACGTAAATGGAAAGAAAGTCTAGTCCTCTATCTCTTGAAACTATACAGGAGATGTGGGAGAAAGATTCAAAGATGAATCAAGATGAATTAGACACTGAGAGTCTAAAGATCCCACAATTACACGCCAGATATTACAACCTATATAATACGATACTGCTTATGCGAAAGCGTGATGAGGCAGTGTACACCAGTAGTCTATTAGACAGACGTAAGTATTACACAGGGAAAGCAACAGCCGATATCTATGCTGCAGAACCCTTTCCTTATAAGGTCAGAGATAAAGATGACCTCAAGTTATACTTAGACTCAGATGAAAAACTGAGTAAGGTAAAACTGAAGATTGAATACTACGACACCATGCTCAAGTATCTTGAAGAGATACTCAGACAAATTTCTAATAGAACCTACCAAATAAAGAATGCTATTGAGTGGCGAAGGTTCTCTTCAGGTTATGGCTAATCTCGTTATCAAAAAGAAGAACGAAGTATATTTACAGATAGATTGTGATCCACATATAAGACACGAGTTACAAGACGAATTTACATTTGATGTGCCAGGTGCTAAGTTCATGCCCCAGTACAGGTCAAAGTATTGGGATGGTAAGATAAGACTATTCAATCTACAGAAGAATCAAATTTACGTTGGTCTTCTTGATAAGATTGTTCAATTTTGTCGCAGATACGATTACGATTATGAATTTGAGAACTCCAAGTTCTATGGCCTCCCGTACCAAGAAACGGAATCAGTCTCTCATGAGGGAGTAAAGGACTACCTAACGGCCATCTCGAAATACAAACCTCGTGACTATCAGATTGAGGGTGTGTTTGATGCATTGCAAAAAAATAGAAGACTATTGATATCACCTACAGGGTCAGGTAAGTCCCTTATGATATACGCTATTACAAGATACCACACAGAACATCAGAGGTCAACACTTATTATAGTACCAACGACATCATTAGTGGAGCAGATGTATAAGGACTTCGTAGAATATAGTTGGGACGCAGATACACACTGTCACAAAATCTATGCAGGTAAAGATTTACTTAGTCAAAAACCAGTCATAATCTCAACGTGGCAATCAATATACAAACTACCTAAGACATGGTTTCAAAGGTTTGATGTTGTTATAGGTGATGAGGCACATCAGTTTAAATCTAAATCATTAGTAAGTATCATGACTAAACTCTATGACACAAAATACAGGTATGGTTTCACAGGTACGCTTGATGGTACACAAACTCATAAATGGGTACTTGAAGGTTTATTCGGACCCTCTTATAAAATCGTCAATACTAAGGAATTACAAGAGAAAGGTTATCTAGCAACACTCAACATCAAGGTTCTACTACTCAAGCATGATCCAATCACATTTGATACCTATCAGGATGAAATAGAGTATTTGATAGGGCATGAGAAAAGAAATAAATTCATCAAGAACCTAAGCTGGGACTTGAAAGGTAACACTTTGATACTGTACAGTAGGGTTGCCACCCATGGAGAAGTCTTATACGATATAATAAATAAAGTTGAACGAAAGATATTCTTTGTTCACGGTGGAGTAGACGTTGAAGAGAGAGAATCAGTAAGACAAATTACTGAAAAAGAAGACAATGCTATCATCATAGCATCCTTCGGCACATTCTCTACAGGCATCAACATCAAAAATCTACACAATGTTATCTTTGCATCTCCTAGTAAGTCTAGGATAAGAACACTCCAATCTATTGGTAGAGTTCTAAGAAAGAGTAAAGATAAACTCAATGCAACCCTATACGACATAGCAGATGATTGTAAGAAGGGATCAAAGCAAAACTATACTTTGAATCACCTGATTGAAAGAATCAAATACTACAACGAGGAGAAGTTTAGTTATGAAATTATTCAGATCAAAATCTGAAAACAATAAAGAACCATACGATGAGTTTATCGCTACGGTAAAACTTGTCAGTGGTGAAGAAATTCTAACTAAAGTTATTGTAGATTATACCACTCAGGTAGAACAAGTTATCTTAGACAACCCAGTAATCTGTCAAGAGGTTCGCTCCGTGGGAGCGAATGTACCCCTTGGGTACAAGTTTGAACCTTGGATGAAAATGTCAGAAGAAGAAATATACATAGTAGACCTCAACAAGATTATTACTCTATCTGAGATTAAGGATGATTTAGTTATCAAAACTTATAACAATATCATTGAGGGAGGGTTCAAACGTCAGCACCCTGACCTAGACAGACAGATGGGATATGTAAACAATGTAGATAAAGCAAGAGAAATAATAGAAAAGTTATATAAATCAGACTCTGCTTCTAAAGAACCTAAAAAAGACCTATAGCTTGTCTTCTGAACAGCAACACTGTTAGTGTAACGGTATTTGCCAACGTTGTCAAGTCATGCTATAATTCTTGTATACAAAACAACATAAATGGCAAGGAAAAGATCTGAACATTACGTCAATAACAAGGAATTCCTGTATGCTATCGTTGCATACAAACAGGAGATCAAAGATGCTGAAGCAGCAGGTCAACCTAAACCTGTCATACCTCGTTACATTGGTGAGTGTTTCCTAAAGATTGCTACACACCTATCATACAAACCAAACTTTGTGAACTACATGTTCAAGGATGATATGGTATGTGATGGTATAGAGAACTGTGTACAATACATCAACAACTTCAATCCTGAGAAGTCTACCAATCCTTTTGCATACTTCACTCAGATTATACACTACGCTTTCTTACGTAGAATACAGAAAGAAAAGAAACAATTAGAGATTAGACAAAAAATTATAGAAAGATCTGGGTTTGACGAAGTTTTCGTCGCAGACGAAGACGGTAAGTCATCTGAGTATAACTCAATCAAGGATGCCATACAATATAGGAATAATAATAGATGATTCTACCAGGTACTACAGTTAAAGTGATAGATGAAAATTCTATCTACCGAGGATACGTTGGATGTGTTCAAAGAATACAAGGAAAGAAAGCAGCAGTTCTTTTGGATCAAGATGGTACTCCTTGGGACAAAATGATTACGTTCAAACTTTCTAATCTCGTAGAAAAAACAGATGGTTTCCAATACTACCCTAAAAAGAAATGAAGGTTGCTATTATTACAGACCAACACTTTGGATTCAAGAAAGGATCAAAGTTATACCATGACTACTTCCTAAAGTTCTATGAGGAAACTTTCTTTCCAACCCTTGATAGAGAAGGTATCACAACTATTCTCGACCTTGGTGACACTTTTGACAACCGTAAAGGTATTGATTCATATTCTTTGGATTGGGCGAAGAAACATTATTTCGATCATATTCGCTCTCGCTCCATTAGTATGGTTAGTATTGTCGGAAATCATACTGCTTACTACAAGAACACTAACGAACTCAATACAATCGACTTATTACTACGAGAGTACGATAATATTACCGTACTTTCTGAATGTCAAGAATTGAATGTAGGTGGGTTAGATATACTTTTCATACCTTGGATCAACGTCGAGAATGAGGTTAGTACATATGAAAAAATAAAGAAGAGTAAATGTAAAGTTGCTATGGGTCATCTTGAACTCAACGGATTCATCGCCACTCACGGTCATACCATGGAGCATGGTGCTGATTTTGAGATATACAATAAATTCAAGCATGTCTTTTCTGGGCATTATCATACAAGGAGTAATAATGGTACGATTTACTACCTAGGTAATCCGTACGAGATGTTCTGGAATGATGTGAATGATAAAAGAGGATTTCATATCTATGATACAGAAACCCTCAGTCTCAAAACAATCAATAATCCATTCTCATTATACAAGATAATCAACTATAATGACACCCCCAGACAACTAACAAATTTTACAGAGTATACTGATAAAATTGTCAAGGTAGTGGTAAGACAAAAGACTAATGAGAAAGAGTATAATAGATTCATGCAAGCACTTGACAGGGTAAGACCTGTTGATGTAAAGATAGTAGAAAGAACAGATCATCTTGTTATTGCAGATGATGCACCAGACCAAACTGAGGATACTATGACACTCCTTACAAAATATGTTGACGACCTTGAAACTGACTTGGATAGAGTTAGAATAAAGAAGGTCATCAATGAGGTATATACGGAGGCATTAGAGTGCATATTATAACTGTCAAAGGTATGAATCAAGAAGGTGCTTACGCAGTAATCAATGACTATGGTGAAAAGGTTGTATTCATGTTTGAGGAAAAAGATGACGCTGAGAGATATGCACAGCAACTAGAGGCACTAGGTGACCCACCCATGAATGTTATTACATTGAAAGACAGTGTAGCATTTGCTGCTTGCGAAAGAACAGGAACAAGGTATACTGTTATTAGTAAAGAAGATCTCGTTATTCCACCACCAAAGGATGATAGAATTTAAAAAGATAAAGTATAAAAATTTTCTTTCATCTGGTAATTACTTTACAGAGATAAATCTCAACTCACACAAAGATACTCTGATAGTAGGAAACAATGGTTCGGGTAAGAGCACCCTCCTTGATGCATTGACGTTCTCTTTGTTCGGTAAACCGTTCAGAAAAATTAGTAAGAGTCAACTAATCAATAGTATCAATGAGAGAGATGCCAAGGTAGAGATCGACTTCTCTATATCCAGTGTTGACTTCAAGGTCATACGTGGTATCAAACCTAATGTATTTGAGATTTACAAAAATGGACAAAAACTCAATGAAGACTCCTCTGCAAACGATCAACAGAAGTATTTGGAAGGACAAATACTCAAACTCAACTACAAATCTTTCACTCAAATTGTTATACTTGGCAGTGCTTCTTTCGTTCCCTTTATGCAACTTAGTGCTCCACATCGTAGGGAGGTCATAGAAGACCTACTAGACATCAAAGTGTTCTCTAGTATGTCTGACATACTCAAGGACAAACTCAAGGTCTGTCGTGACCGTATCAAGGTGCTAGAGTTGAAGAAAGAATCTGTTGCAGATAAAATAGTAATGCAGAAACGATTCATCAAGCAAATAGAGGAGGAAGGTGAGAATGACATCAACAAGAAGAGACAGAAAATTGTTGATTGTGACGAAAAATTTACCGACTATCAAGAACGTGTTGAGACTCTCATCACTGGTGTCAGTAAAAAGGAAAAAGCAATGGCAGAATATCTTACCGCAGGTGATACTGTAAAGAAATTAGAAAGATTTAGAGACAAGGTAAATTTCAAAAGACAAGATGCCTGTAATGAACTAGGGTTTTGGAATAACAATACAACATGTCCCAAGTGTACACAGTCTATAGAAGAATCATTTCGTCTAGATAAGATTGGCAAACTCGAAGAAGACATCGCTAAGTACAGAGCGAACGTGGTGGAACTAGAGGAAGCAGTCAACGCTGAAGAGCAGAGATATGCTACGTTCCTAGGTTTTCAAAACGAGATTACTAAACTCAACAATGAGATTTCTAACAACAACATTCACTTATCTACAACAACAAAACTCAAAAAGGATCTTGAAAAAGAAATTCAAAACATTACCGACAAACTTGAAAATCGAACTGTTGAGAATGACAAGTTAGAAGAATATAAGACTAGACTCAAAGATATACTATCTGAACTAACAGAACTCAAAGATGATCATGAATACTTAGATCAGTCTAAGGCATTGATGAATGATGATGGTGTCAAGAGATCTATTATAAGAAAGTATCTACCTCTCATCAATCGTCAGGTCAATGATTACCTACAGAGGATGGACTTCTATATCAACTTCACACTTGATGAAGATTTTAGTGAAAGTATACAGACACCTATGCATGAGAGATTTTCCTATGCATCATTCTCTGAGGGTGAGAAGATGAGGATTGACCTTGCACTTCTATTCACTTGGAGAGATATTGCAAGACTCAAGAACAGTGTTGTTACAAACTTACTGATCATGGACGAGGTGTTTGACTCTTCCCTTGATGGGTTCGGTACAGATGAGTTCCTCAAGATTGTACGGTTCGTACTACAGGATGCTAACGTATTCATCATCAGTCATAAGAATGAACTGTATGATAAATTCCACTACTCACTGGAGTTTGAGAAAGTCAAAGGTTTCAGCAAACTAAAACATTGACATAATTTATCCAGTGTGCTACACTAAATAACATTACAA